AGCGCGCCGCAGATGCGCAAGTATCAGCTAGAGGTAAACGGCACCGACCAGGCGCCGCCCGCCCTCGACGGGTTGTGGGTCGGCGTCGAGGTGCTGGTCGATAGCCACGTCGAGACGGCCTACCTGACGACGGGAGGGGCGCCGTCGCGCACGGCGGTGCCGGGAAGTGAACGTGTCGAAGGGGATTTTACTTACTACGCGCCACGCTTTCAAATGCGTATAGTAGAATACCAAATAGAAAGAGACGAATGGGCCGCGGCCTATTCATTTTCGCTTCTGTTGGAAGAAACATGAATTGCCCGCTTGAGTTGCTTACGTCGGATATTGGCTGCACGTATTTTTTCGCGAGTTTCAGCCGACACTATACGACCGACACCGCCCTTTGATCCTTTGGCATTTGTATTGCCCATGTGTGCTGCACTAAGTTTTGCGCGTGTTTCGATGGAAGCCTTTCTCCCAAGTCCGGCCGCACTGATCTTTGCGCGGGTTTCCGCGGATGGGGATTTTCCTTTATTTGGACCAGGCCGACCCGTAGGAATGCCTTTTTGCGGATTGGGTCTGCCCATGCGCGCTGCGCTCATCTTCGCACGGGCTTCTGGCGAGTGCTTGCGGCCTATCATGGGGTTCGGCCGGGCCATGAGCGCCGCACGAAGCTTCGCGCGGGTTTCGGACGTATGCGTTCTTCCGGTATTGGCGGCGGCAATTCTCGCGCGATGTATAGCAGAATGTGGGCGACCTCTTTTAGTGAGACCGGCACGCGTTGCTAATTCAGGGACCAGGCTTGGACTTAATTCACCGCCCAAACTGACATTGTATCCGAATAACTGTTCGCGCGTTCGAAAGGCTGCGATAGCTTTTATTTCCAGTTCTGCGATATATGTTTTACTGCCAGCACAGAGCAACCGCATCTGGGGTTGTCCATGTTTTCGAAACGCAGAATGAATAGGAAGCGTGCCGGCTCTGGCGGCAAGGCTATGGGCATAAAGCCGCTTAGCCGGAGCCATCGTCAGGCCGATATATTTTTTCCCGTTGGAAAAATCGAGACAATAAAGATAAAAGAGTTTGGGCATCGTTGGCTCCAGAACAGCCGATGGTGTCAAGGGCGGCGCGGGTGCGACCAACACCAGCGCCGTCCGCATCTTCTCGCATTTGCGGGGGCATAAGTAAATGCCGGGGCCGCTATTTTTCGCCTGGGCGGGCGGCGTCATCGTTGAGTCCCAGACCGTCGTCACGAACGGCAACACGCACGGCGGCGTCGTCGAGACGGTTACAATCGTCGGCGACGTGGAGACCGGCACCGCGCAGCTCCTCAATATCGCCAGCTTCAGCGGGCTGACCGAGGGCGACCTCTATTTCCTCTCCGGTCCCGGCATCGTGGACGGGACATACTTTATCTACGATCAGTCCATCCTCACCCTGCCCGGCTCGGTCAATCTGAGCCTGGCGGCGACCGGCACGCTGACATCGGCGACCTACTCCGCCACCAAGGCAATCCAACTCGGCGCGGTGGCGGCGACGCTGACGGCAGGGTCCAGCACGGTCGCGCTGGGCGAGGTCGATCTGCCGGCGGGGATTTACTCGATTTACGGCACAGGTATCGGCGAGACCGATGCCGACGTGGACGTGCTGATCGTGCCGTCGGCCTGGTTCGACTACGACGGCTCGAGCGGTCTGGCGCAGATGTTCGTTCACGCCGCTTTGACGGACGGCGGCGTGATCTCGCAGGAGGTCAGGTCGACCACGACCGGCCTTTATTCGCTCGGCATCACCGGCGCACCGGATGCCGATTGGTACAGCATCACCAGCATTCCCGCGGCGGCGCTCAGCACGCTTACCGCGGGACTGCGCTACAACATTTCCGGCACCGGTCTTGACGTTGGCACGACGTTTATCGCACCGGCATCAGGCGCGACCGCGATCGATCTGGACGTGCCGGCAAGCTCGTCCACGCTCAACGCGATCCTGACGATCACCGGCCCGCGCACTGCCGATGCCGGGTTCGATCCGGTTGTGCACAACCGCGAAGACGAGCAGATCGTCGGACTCGAGATCGCCCAGGAGGAGGGCGGCTTTGCCACGCTGACCATTGACATCCTGAACCCCAACGTCGGGCTGCTCGCGCTCGGGCGCAACTTGTGGTGCTGGTTATCTTGGGACCAGGCTTGGACACCGCAGGGCGGCGCCACGCCGGACCTCGTGCCATTGTTCAACGGGCGGCTGGTGGGCGTGCCGAAGCTCTCGACAGGCGAGATTGTCAGCCTGCAATTCTTGGCACGGCCGGACGATTTCAACGGCCAGAAGGCTGCGCTCGTTTCAGACCTCCAGGTCTTGCCGTACTACGATCCGGTATGGCTCGCTAGCAACGTCAACCCTGACACCGTGCTCGAAACCTATTCGTCCTTGTGGCATGTCGATCGGACGACGCTGGAGGTCACGACAAGCGACATCCTGCAAGGTGAGGACGGCACTATCGTCATCGGCGAGGATGCGGCGTTTTACGATGCGTTCTCGCTGAGCTACGGCTCGCCGCCGCTGATCGGCGTCACGGTCTCGGGGACCGTGAGCTGGCAACAACAGGGCGACGGGTTCCTCGATGTCACGCAGGACATCCTCGATGCGTTCGCCAAAGCCGGCTCACCGTATAAGCAGGTCTTTGGGACGTACTACGACATCTCGACCGATATTAAGGATGCCGAGCAGGCGCTTGAAGATGCCGGCCAGAACGACAGCGGCGGCGGTCTGATTTCCTGCATGTGCGGCGACGGGCTGCGCACCGATTGGCCGAAGCCGGGCACCTCGATCGGCGGCGGTTGGAACCTCTCGACGCGCAACGACGGCGGCGTGCCGCTCTGTTACTGCATCGACGCGCAGCGACCGAACGGCTGGATGCAGGCGGAGGTGTATGCGGTCAAGTATGCGGGGCAGGACACGCCCGTCACCGACGATACCACGACCACAGACACGACAACCGACTCCGACGTGCTGACGGCACCCTATGGCCGCTACAAGACCTCGTTCCCGATCAGCATTTACAAGGTCCGCATGGTGCTGGAGTGGCGGGCCGATCGCACGCGCACCGAAACGGCATCGGCCATCGTTGCCGCGTCGGTGCAGCGCGAATTGTCCGACTCCGCCGACAGCGACCACGAGGACCTCGCGCTGACTTCCGAGTATGTCGGCCGCGCGATCGATGGCGGCGAGATACCGATCGGCGACTTAACGAGACGGTCCTACTTCCAGACCGACCGCGGCGCGCAGTCGTTTGAATATTTATTGCTTGCGGCGCGGGCCAAGATCAGGGCGCGGTCGCGGGCCGCGGATATTACCTTCGCGGTCGATTGGCGTACCGCAATCCGGCTGACGTTGCGGAACAGCGTGACGTACAATGACCGGCGCCTGCCGGGCGGCACGGCTACCGGCAAGGTCAAGGCATACAAGCTGACGGTCGGCGAGGGTATTATGTTCGGCGAGTTCACGATTGGATGCGCGGTCGGCAACGACGAGCCGACTATAGCCGCTGACGGCACGCCGACTTACGTTGAGACCGACTACACCGATCCTGGCTACAACATTATTTCGGGCCAGCAGAAAGTTCTGATCAACGGCGAGTTGGCCTACCAGACGCTCGATGACTTCGTGATCGCCGACGACGGGCTGGACCTGACCAACATGACGCGCGAGCGCGCGGTTAGCGGGTGCATTGTCGTGAACGGCATCAAGGAGCAGCTCGACACGCTCAGGTCATATCAGGATACCGTGACGCCGACGCGCGGCGACCCGGTGACGGCGATGCGGCAATTATCGACCCGCGTCACGTTGAATATGAAGCCGGTCGCCGGCAATAGTTTTAACACGAATTTTTACCCGGCGGTCAGTCAGCTGTGGCTGCCGAAGACGATCGATCTCGCCGCGTCAGGAGGGTAGCCGTGCCGTTTGAATATGCCGTGCGTCCGTTTCAAACGCCGGACAGTTTCGGCCGGACGATTATCCCGGCGGTGCCGTCCGCGCGCGCGCGCGCGACGCTGACCTGGGGCGCTAAGACCACGGTGAGCGATGTCGTCCCGCAGCGCACCGGGATCAATGTCGAGTGCTGCAAGGACAATCGTCAACAGTACGAGTCCGACACGGTCATTCATAACTCGTTTATCAATCAGGTTTGGGGGCCGGGCACACCGGGACCGAGTCAACCGCACGGCCAGTGGGGGGCAGAAATATTCCACCTGAGAAGCGCGAACGTCCGGTTGCGTAAGAAGGAGGAAGACACCTGTAGCTCCGACCTCGACCAAATTTCCGGTGTGGCGTCGGGGATCAAGGAGGCGTTCGCTGATTTGAAGGCCGACATCGAAGCCGGTGGGGCCGGAAAGACGGTCGATAGCTGCAAGGCAAAAATGAAACTCTATTCCTATGGGGGGACGCCGTTCCATGACGACGTTCTCGGATCGTTTCCGTACAAGAACAACGTTCCGCTGCCTGAGACAAAGCTCTCTAATTACGTACAATACACAAACGAGCCGCAGGGCGCTTGACGATGCCGTTCGAACAAATTATCCGCCCCTATCAAACGCCGGACAGTTTCGGCCGGACGATTATCCCGTCCGTCCCCTCGGCGCGGAGCCGTGCAACCCTGACCTGGGGGGCGAAGACGACCGTAAGCGATGTCGTCCCCGAGCGCACCGGGATCAACGTTGATTGCTGCAAGGAGACCGCGTCGGAGGTCGAGAAGCTGGGGCACACCTACAAGATCAGCTCCGCCGAGACGCCGGACCTGTTCATCCTGCAACACCGGACAACGCAGATAAAGTTACAGAAGGACAGCGAGGACAGTTGCGCTTCTGATCTGGATCAGATTTCGGGCGTCGCGTCCGGCATCAAGGAGGCGTTCGCCGATTTGAAAGCCGACATCGAGGCCGGCGGCGCCGGCAAGACCGTCAAGCACTGCGGTCAGTATATCCATTTGAACCCGGAGTAACGATGCCGTTTGAGTATGCTGTTCGCCCGTTTCAGGCGCCGGATAGTTTCGGCCGGGCCATCATTCCGTCCGTGCCGTCTGCCCGTGCTCGGGCAACCCTGACCTGGGGGGCGAAGACGACCGTCAAGGACATCGTCCCCGAACGCACGGGCATCAACGTCGAGTGCTGTAGCGAGCATCTGACCGAGGTCGCGCGCAAGACCAATACCGTGGAGCTTAGGGGTGGCGGCAACTACTCGAGCGAGAACTATCTCGTCGTGGAACGCGCCACCGAGGTCAAGCTGCAAAAGACCCACCAGGACAGTTGCGGCGACGACCTGGAGCAGATTTCGGGGGTGGCGTCGGGCATCAAGGAAGCCTTCGCGGACCTCAAGGCCGACATCGAGGCCGGCGGCGCCGGTGTCACCGATACCGCGTGTCAACAAACCCTGCACTTCACCGAGAACACGAGTCCGTATCCCTATGACACGAGCGCGACGGTTTCGGCCGGGCCGGCAGGACGTGCCCTACGGCGGGCAGACAGAGTGGTTTCAAGAACTTTGGTTCCCGTTCGACCGGATCAAAGAATTGCACACGAAACTCGACCCAGGTGAGCCGCCGCCGCCGCCCGACCCGGATGAGCCGCCGCCGCCTAAGCCGCTGCCCTGCACGCCGGAGTTCGACAGCCGGAACCTCGCGCACCCGTGGAACCGTAACCCGCCGCTCGTCTATGTCGCGATCAACAACGGGTCAGGTCAGAACGGACCTGGGGTTTACCTCAACTACGACCAATGCTGCCCTCCGGGAGTGTTGAGATCCGATGGCAGCGTCCCTGGATATAACGAGTTCGTCGTTGGCTTCGCTGCCGCGTTCATGCCCGGTAACGGTGCGGTCCATGTGACGATAGAGATCGCCTACGACCCTACCTTTGGTTTTAATACCTGGGAGGTGTGGAAGTACAACAAGGCGACCCCAAACAACTACCGCGACTTCACACCAGATGAAATAATCGGCGGCAGCCCGTCGTCCGTGGAGTGGGTCGCGAAGGATTCAGCATGGGTGCCCGGTGACGGGGCACAGAGCTTCGGAACACTCTTTGTCGTTAAACCGATAATTCAGCGCTACTATGGCTGGGCCATTGTCAAAATAGATTGTCCAAAGAATGGTTGACATCACATACCGCACACTTGGCCCTTGGGGTTCCGGCAAGGGCGCCAACCTCCACCCGGCAGAGGTCGATAACAACTTTTACTCGCTGGCCCAGGCGATCGTTGATCTGCTCGCCAACCCGGTGCCGCCGAACGGGATCGACTCGATCTCGGTCAGTGGTACGCAGATGACAATCTACCTAACGGACGGCACGGCGCTGGGGCCGTACACGCTGCCGGTCCTGACGTTTCGCTGGCGCGGCGAGTTCGAGGCTAACACCTACGCCGAGCTGGATGCGTTCACCGTCAGCCACGGGAACACCGAGGTACTCGACCCGGACACCGTCAGCTACGGCGTCTACATGGTGTTGATCCCCGGCACCTATACGCTCTTCGACCAGAACGAACAGGTGGACGGCGAGTACGCGTTCAAGCAGCTTTTCGGTTCAACCGACAATTCGCTGAGCACGCTGGGCGACGTTATCGTTACCGACCCGATCCCGGATCAGGATATTCTGCGCTGGAACGCCGGCGCCGGTCGATGGATGAACAGCTTCCTCGGCACGATGGCGGTGCAGAACGCCGATGCTGTGGTCATCACCGGCGGGCTGTTTCACAATTTGGGCAACCCGGTGTTGCCGGGGGATGCGGTTAACAAGGCGTACGTGGACGCGTTGCCGGCCGGGATGACGATCGCGCCGGGCTTGATGATGGCGAACGCCTCGGGCCTCCTTGGGCCG